TTCCTTGGTGAGCTTTGGTTCGTTGGTTGGTGTCTTTGTTCCATTCATTCCGTCCGCCTCCTAACGTATTCACCGACTGCCGGAGATTGATCGCACTTTACATTCCGCTCATGGATTGAAATATCGGCTTCCGGTCCTTGTTTTTCTGCACCCGCAATGCCTGCCCGGTGAATTCCATCTGCTTGCCCCGGTAGTCGAGCTGAAAAGATGATCCGTTCACGCCGCGCCTTGTCTTCGTCACGGTCGCCACAATTCGCGGCATCTGCCCTTCTGCGGCCGGCGCGTCCTTGAACAGCTCAATTTCAGCATGGGCAAGCTCCTCGACGATTCCGCCGCCCTTGGAATGGCCGCCAATTACGCCCTTCGCCTGGTCGGACTTCGATGCTCGCCCCATCTGGGAGAGCAGAAGAGTCTTTATCCTCATTTTCTGCGTGATGGCCTGTATCCTCGGCATGATGTCCTCGACAGCCTCGAGGTCTGACTGACCGGGCTTCTTCAGGCAGGTCAGGAAATCCACCATCACGAGGTCTGGGTTTCTCATGGCCACCTGGTACTCAAAGCCGTCAATCGTCCAGCGCTTCTGGTAGCTGTTCCCGAGGATCTTCAGCCTGCCCTTGGTCGCCTGACCGAATCGCTTTTCCGCTTCGAGGTATTGCTGATTTTTCTCCCGCATCATTCCGTACATCTCCGGCAGGGATACGCCGAGATCCCGCATGATCAGACGGGCGCTCAGTTCTTCGGCCGTCATGTCGAGGCTGAAAAACAGGACCGTCGCCTTCGGGTTCTCTCGGAGAAAATGTTCGACACCGTTCAGGGCAAGGGATGTTTTCATGCTCCCTTGACTCCCCACCAGCACTCCGAGTTCTCCAGGCATGAGCCCGCCCCAGGCATTGTCCAGAGCCTGTATTCCGAGTTCGAAGGCGTAGGAATCTCCCCAGCTCTGCACTTCCTTCCGGAGCCGGACGAGGTGTTCTCCGGGGGCATCGCAGTCTCTTTTTACCCTGGCATGGACCTCTTCGAGCCGTTCCGTCACGGCGGCGTCCACGTCTTCCCTCGGCAGGGCCTCTTCGAGCAGGGCCTTGTTCATTGAGGCTATGTGGTCCCGTATGTCCATGGGCTTCCACCCCTGCCCCCAGAGCCGTTCGGCAGTCGAAGCAAATTCCTGGAGCAGGATGAACTTCAGCGTGTCGTCGTCGAAGTCGGGACATTTTCTGGCGTTCACCTTGAGGGCTAAAAGCCGCTTGTAGTCAATATCCATGCCTTCACGTCCCATCGTCTACCGGCAGATATACCGGCCGTGCTGGATTGTTCTCCGGCTCCGGCGGCGGTTCGAGAAAATCCTGTGCCCTGAGCCAGGTGGCCGGATTTTTTATGTACTTCGGGTCGCTTTCTTTCACGTCTTCTAGGTATTGGTGCAGGTGGGATGCCATATTGTCGGTGAGCAATTTCATCTTGCTGCGGTTATTTTCCGAACCTTTGAAAATGGCCATAAATGCCTTCCTGGCTGCCCCCTTATCCGCTTTTTTGGGGTAGTTGGGCCAGAATTCATTGAAGAGGGTTTCAATACTTGGGAGAGATGGGTCTTTTTTATCCTGTTTTTTGGATGGTGACGCGGAGAGTTTTTGTTCTTGTTTTTGTTCTAGTTCTTCTTTAACTTCAACTTCTTCTTTAACTTCAACTTCAACTTCAACTTCCTGACAGGGTATATCCACCGTATCAATAGGGTCTATACAGGGTATCGATAGGGTATCAATGGGGTATTCCTCTCTTAATACACCTTTGAATACCTCTGGGTACCGCATGCATATCATATTTTTCAGCTTTTTTGAGGTGACGTTTATAATCAGTCGGTTAAGAGATTTGATAAGCATGGGTGAGGTATTAGTTTGATTCTTGATGAAGTTTACCAGCCATATCAGACCATCCATTCGCACCAGTTTCCCTGCCGATGATAAAAGCTCGATCCCGTTTTCGATATCATTTTCAGTCAGCCCGGTATCGTAAGATATCCTTTTCCGAGATACCTCAAGAACCCCGAGATTGTCTGTATTCGGTGACGTGATAAAGTAAAAATAGAGGAGCTTTACAAGCGGTGGCAGGCTTTCAATGAACGGGTCAACCCAGAAGTCCATCTTGATAGTTCTATAAACAGCCACACAAAGTCCCTCCTAGCTCAATCATTTCTTCGCCCCCTCACTAAACGGGGAAGGCTTTGCAGCCCTCCCCATCAATCATCACAGGGGGCATCACGCCCCGCCGTTCACGTCAGATTCTTCTATTTCCGCGTCAATCACTTCATCGTCTGGCGAGTAGGCGAGATGCTCTTCGAGCAGATCCACGTCCTTTGCATCCCAGTCTTTTGAAGACCCCTTCGGAACGATGGCCTGAATTGCCTCCGTGGCTGCGGACTTGTTCCCGTAGCGTTCGAGGAAGGTACTCCAGACCTCACCCTTCCGCGTCTTCAGGGATTTCGGGGCATCCTTCTTCGCCTCCATCAGCCTTTCCTTCAGCGGGGCCGTCGAGGACAAGACCTGAACGTCATTCTCTGCCTGGCCCATTTCGTCATTCGTATATAGACCGGAAAGCTCTTGCGGAAAGGCTTTCCGTAGTGCCAACGCTTCGGCGCACTTGCTCAACATAACGTCGGGCATTTTCTTCCACAGCCCCGACGGTGTACCATCCTTCTTCGTCTGTACATACGCCTGATAACGGGCAACAGCCCATAAAACAGTCTTAAAGTCGCTTCTCAGCACCCCAACCCTCGCGGCAACAGGGGCTTTTTCGCTGAGCCACACGTCCTTCCACACCCCCGACTCGTCGCACCAGTACGGCCCTTCCTGCCCGGCGTACTTCCCGGATCTCTCGGCAATCAGCCTCATCCCGTCGATGGACGTTTGAGTGCTCATGACCTCTCTGCCCTGCGTGCTGTCCCACCGCTTGATGGCGTAGATCTGCCGGGCGAAGGGGTCAAGTCCGGTGCGGTTGCAGATCTGCACGAAGAGGGCCAGTTCGTCATCCGTTGCTTCCTTCGCAATGGTTCTTTTTAGAAGTTCTATCTGCTCCTGTCCCATCGCGTGCGACAAGGCATCAGGTTCTTTTATGGCTATTGCGCTATTCATGTCTTGTTCCCTCCCTCAGAAAATACGGTCTGAACGACCGAATAGGATTTCCCTGCTTGAAATATGGCTTCATCGCCTCGATCAGCTCAGGATGTTTCTTCGCAAAAGCCCGATGGTCGAATGTCTCCCGGCCCGGCTGCTCTTTCCAATAGACACGAAGCCCGGAGCCTTCAGCAGCTGAAGCGCCGTTGACTGTCATCAGGTTCTGCAATCTCTCCTTTGCCGACTCCTCTAAATCCTTCACCTCGGCAAGGATCTCCCGTGCCGCCCGCAGGTCCTCTACAGCCCGCGCCCACCCGTCAGACTCAATCTGGACCAGCTCCATGCCCGTCTGGAGGGGTGGTATGTCAGGGTTGGTCAAGGCCTTCTCCTCCGGCGGCGTGCCGTCCTGTACGAGCTGCCAGAAGGCCTCATCACGCTCGATGATGAGTTCTATCAGCTCGTCATCTCTTTCAACGTCGAAGTGGATTAACTCCCACATCTCAGCGTTGAAGATGGCGAAGGCGCCCCAGGTGCGGCCGGTTACAGCCAGGTAGTGCTGCATCTGAAGCTGGTAATAGTCGGGAATGCCTTCACGCTTTATCTTGCCGAAGGTCCGAAGTCCGGGGCATTTTATTTCGAGTATTCCGGGCTTACGTCCCTTGACTCCGACGATCTGCCGGTCCACGTTGCCGATCATCCAGTCATGGTCAGGGTGGCGAAGAATGGCGTTCACCCGATGGACCTTCCGCTCAGTCTCCCCGGCGTAGAGGGTGGCAACCGTCGGTTCGAGGGCTGTTCCCCGGAGCATGGGCGGTGTCGGTTTGTCGTCTCCGGCTATCCCCATCTTTTGATTCCAGAGTTCCCGGGGAGAAGTGAAGGGGTGGTCGTCGCCGAGGACGATAACCGGCGTGTCGGAGCCCCCGATCCCGGAGCGGCGGTGTTCGAGCCATTCGGCACGGTCCATGTCTTTCGTGCTGGTCAGGATGTCAGGCATTCCGTTCAACCTCCAACTCTTCCTCTATCTTTTGAGCCAGGAATTTCAGCTGTTCATATAGATGCCGCTTGACGCATCCCGAGTTCGACGGCATGAAGTCAGCCGGGCAGTCCCATTCCTCCGGCAGCTCCATCGTCGCGAGGTAGTGGACCTTCGCCGGGCAGGAGACACAGAAGGCCTCGACAATCCGCTCATCTATCGCCTCAAGAACCTCTTCCGAAACGGTCATGGTTCTCATTTCCTCACCTCCGTGGTAAAATTGGAGTACATGAATACCCCTTCTTCCTCTGCCGCCCTTGCCGGGGCGGCTTTTTCATTCGTCCTCATCCGGCTCGGAATCCCATTCAATCGGCGCTACAGCATCCAAAAATTCCTTCAGCTCATCCATGTCCTCACCTCCTTCATGCTTTTTAGTCCCCCTGTTGTCACACGAAGGCAGCATTAACTTTTTCTTGCAACGCCGTTTTCATCGAACAGGTCATCTACCGGCAGCCCGAGGAAATCCGCTATTTTTTCCCTCATTGGTCCCGTTGCCCTGGCGTATCCCTTGACGGCTTCATAAAGGTTCGTCCGATTTCCCTTCACCTTTTTATGAAGGAAATAGGTAGTCTTTCCCTGCTTTTCAAGTTCAGACTGAATCACCGTTTTCATGGTCACCCTCCAAAGATTGATTTTTTTTGTCCTGCCTGCTCTTTACCGCGCGGTCATGGCGATCGCTGCGATCATCGCGCTCGCAGTTTTTCCTGTATGGCAAAGAGTGCGTTGCTTATGTGTTTTATATTGCAGAGACATATACTCATTTTTTGTTGCACCCGCTGGAGCCCGGTGACGGTCGCATCGTTGAACCCGGTGATTTTGAGGCCGCTCATTCCTGATCGTCCTCCTCCTCGTCCTCACCCCGGTTTCCGATCACCGCGTCCAAGAACTCCTTAAGCTCATCCATTGCGCCGCCTCCATTCCACAAAACACCACACCAGCCAGAGCACAGCCAGCGTGCCAAAATACCCGAAGCAAAACGCCTGTTCCATTGGCCAGCTATCCATTCCACGCCACCCGCTCCCTTTACGCCTTCCCAGATCTCACGCCCGTACCGCTCCGTCCCGATCCGGAACGCCTCCGGAAGGGTGAGCGGGATTTGCACCAGCAGAACCGCCGCCGTTGCGAGTAAATAAATCCCTCGGTAATTTCTTAAAAACCGAACAAGCATAAAATTCCCCTCCCTTTCTTTTTTTCGTTATCCATCGCGCGCCGTTCGAGTACAGCAAGTTCGCGTAACCGTAAAGTCCTAACCGCCAGAGGTAACGGCCACCTTTCTTCTCGGAGTGCCTTTCCGAGTTCCGGCAAAAGAGGCTTGGTATAAGGCCCGGTAATCGCGCCACTCCTCTTGAGTAGCCGGAAGTCGATATCTCGGTGTTCGTGGGCTGAAGTATTCAACGTCAAGCACTCCCCTTTCTGCTAACCGTCTGATGGTGCTGACGGAGACGGCCAGGATTTGCGCCGCCTCCGAGCAGCGGAAAAAGAGTTGGTTCATGGTGTCACCTGTCCTTAAACAGCAACGGCTTCGGTTATTGGATGGCTCGTTTTAATCAATATGTTCGCCGGGAATTTCTGCACATCGAACCAGCAAAAACGTGTCCCATCGTTGTTGCTCTTTTCACCCCACCATATTTCCCTTCCATCCAACGGATCTGACTTAAAAGCGTTCCGTATCAGACCAGCGCGGAACTTTGCCAAGTCAATGACAAACCACCTGTCTATTTCGCCAGGTACAATTCCAGCGTGACCGTAAAACATCCAATCACCAAACCCGTCAACAATTTTTTGCATTTCTGTTTTTGTACCGTTGTCCCTATAGGACCGGATGGTAAATTCCCATGGATACCGCTCCGCATATCCAGGCCTCCTGACTCTCGCCGCAATCATCATGTCTCTTGCCTTCATCACTATCAGGTCTGCAGCTTGGTTGGTGTCCACTTCAAACGATGTTTCCTCAAGTAAAAGCGGGCCGACGATCTGCTTAACCGCAGGTATATAAAGGTCTGACCATTCCCTGTCTTCTACGTATTTACCCGGCATCGGAAAACAACTCCGTTTCATTGCCGTACTGGTCAAACCCTTCCCGTTTTTCACGGCTGAAAATGTCGATCCTCGGTTCAGGACTAACCCGCTTCACCAGTTGGTAAAATTCGTCTGGTTTTCTTGAATGTTCCCGGCGCGGGGCATTGAACGCACAAAAAAACTGCTTCGTGTCGAGGAAGTCCATGTTGCCCTTCCTGCCGAACAGAACGAACTCACAGTTGTACTGAGGCAACCCGAACGGTTGCGGTCCACCCGGCTTGTGCCACACCATCGTGAAAATGTACTTAAATCCCCATTTCTCAAGTAGCCGAAGCGCCGTCGGCAGATACTTCTGCGTAGTCCACAGATAGAGGTGACAGTTCTCGTCCGCCGGGATATGGAATGACTCAAGCTCCGCCTCGCTCATCGTCGGATAGTCGAAGCCCACCTGATTCGGCCTCACGTCGCGCTCTATCTTCTGCATGTCCCAAGGCGGATCGATAACGATGGTCCGGTAGAGATTCTTCGGCGGTTCAATCTTGAGCG